GCAGGTTGCGCATCAGGACACGCAGACATAAATCATTGGTTTCCTAATATTTTGGGTAAAAACATGGATAACGCCCGGTCTGAGATTTATTCAATTCTTATAAACGGGGCACCCGCACCTATACCCCCTCAGATGCCTACGAAAAAGATAGAAGTTGCTCAACCTACTGTGAGATATGGCTCTACAGGGGCTAATGCGAAGCTGTTACAGCACAACCTTAATCAATTCGGCTACGATCTGGAAGAAGATGGCATCTTCGGCAAGCTGTCAACGGCAGCTTTGGTCAGGTGGCAACACGCAAACGGACTCACGGCTGATGGGATATATGGCCCTAAGTCCTACGCTAAAATGAAAGAGGTATTGCATGGATAACAAGAACATTCCTTATTTCGTACATGAGGGTGAGATGGTACGCATGGAGCGTGTGGTCAAGCGGTTATGGATCACAGTTATTCTGCTGATAGTCTTGCTTGTGAGTACTAATGGTGCGTGGCTGTGGTATGAAAGTCAGTTTAAGTATTTTACAGTTACACAAGAAGCTGAAACGGGTACAAATAACTACATTGGCAATGATGGGGATATAACTTATGGCGAAACAGACGATAACAGGTAGACGAAGAAAAACCGGGGGAAACTCCGGCTATGTTCAGTGTCAGCGATGTCACGGCACAGGCAGAGTGCGCAAAGGTGGAAATGCAAGGAGCAGCGGTGGTGGCAGACATTGAGTATTCAAACACTGAAATATCTGCTGCCATTGATGAGTATATTCATTCGGACCGTGACCGGCAGATCCTGAAATCACGGCTGATTGACGGATTGACTTATGACGAGTTATCCGACAAATATCATTTAACATCCAGGCGCGTTAAAACCATCGTTTACAGGGCGCAGGACGGCTTGTTTAAGCATTTAGGATAATTTGTACCACCGACAACGCAGAACGCCTTAAACGGGCTAAAAAGGCGGTTTCTGTTCTACATATTCATCTCCTTATTAACGGAAAAACGGATTGCGGTTGCGGTCCGTTTTTCTGTTGTGTTATAATCCAGATGTCGGCATTCTTTGCAATGTTCGCTCCGTTGGAAAAAGGCAGGCCCCTCCTGATCGCCTGTCTTTTTCTTTTGTCCTAAAAGTTCACTTTTTGTTCATTTCAAAATCTATCATTAAGCCCTACGATTAAAACCAGGAGGGCAAGTTATGTGGATTAAATATCAGCCGAATCCCTGTGGCAGGTCTGTGGGCGATTGTGCAGTAAGGGCAATTTGTAAAGCTTTAAAAATAGATTGGGAAGAGGCATATTTAATGATATGCAAAATGGGGCTTTCCATGTGTGATATGCCTTCAAGTGACACAGTAACATCGGCAGTATTACGTCAAAATGGTTTCAGGAAAGCAAACTTTCCTTACTCCGAGGATTATACCATTTATGATTTTTGTATAGATAATCCTGTAGGTGTTTTTGTTATATATACTGGAGGACACGTTGTTACTGTGTCCGATGGTGCAATATACGATTTATGGAATTCCTCAAATGAAATCCCTTTACACGTTTGGTATGACAGCATAAAACCTAATGTCTATATTAAGGAGAAATAACAATGGCTTACAATGGTATGTTTCCAATGAATTATCAGCCTATGTATCAACCTATGGCTTATCCACAGCAAAATACTGTTCCTAATCAGCAACAGGGAAATTTGATCTGGGTATCTGGTGAAGCAGGAGCAAAGGCTTATCTTGTCGGCCCTAATCAGACGGTACAGTTGTGGGATTCCGAGTCGCAGACGATATACCTTAAATCGGCTGATGCGTCCGGTATGCCTACAATGAAAATCCTTGATTATACGATCAGGGAACAGAACAGCCAGCCTACTTCCGCACTCATGCAGTCAAGCGATTATGTCACACATGATGAATTATCCGATTTTGAAAAACGCATAAAGGAATTTATAAAGGGAGGTAACGACAATGAATCCGCTTTTTAATCAGATGAACCAGGATCAGCTTTTCCGTAGCGTGGAACAGCTAAAAAATCAGTTGGGCGGCGATCCTAACCAGCACATACAGAAAATGCTTAATTCCGGCAGAATAACGCAGGACCAGTACAATCAAGCCGTGCAACGCGCGCAGGAATTAAAGAAAATGTTTAATCGGCAATAAAGAAAAAGCACCTGTTGGCAGCAGATGCTTTTTCGGCAGAAAGGAGTGCTTTAATGAACGAAAACTCGACACTTCTATATTAACACTTAAACAGACCTTGCGCAAGGATGTTTATAAATCAAACAAATTTTATAGGAGGAAAAAATCATGGCTTTAACAGATGGTAACGAAAATGGAATGGTTATGCCGGTAACGCCTATGGGTAACAGTGGCGGTTTCGGCAATGCGTTCGGTGGGGACTTTGCGTGGATTATCCTGCTTATCCTGCTTTGTGGCAACGGTATGTGGGGTATGAATGGGGGCTTCGGTATGAATTATGATTTCCCCTGGCTTATGACTGGGCAGCAGAACATCAACACCAACACAAACAACGGATTCAGAGATGCAATGATTAACGATGGCATTACATCCATCCGTGACGGTATCAGCGGATTATCCACACAGCTTTGCAATTGTTGTGGAGATATGCAGATGGCGCTTGCTAATGGCTTTTCGGGCGTTGAGCAGGGTGCTAATGCAAGGCAGATGGCTAATATGCAGAGTATGTTCGGCATACAGAGTGCTTTGCAGGAATGCAGCTGTGAAAACAGAGCCGGTATCGCTGATCTGAAGTACACAGTTGCTACGGAGAATTGTGCAGACAGAACACAGAGCCTTATGAATACCCGTGACATCATCGATTCACAGACAAAGGGAACACAGGCTGTTCTCGACAAGCTCTGTCAGCTTGAGCTTGACGGTGTTAAGGCACAGGTTGAGGCAAAGAATGACCGCATTTCAGAGCTTCAGACACAGCTTAACATGGCAAACCTTGCAGCTTCACAGACCGCACAGAATGCGTTTATCGCACAGGGATTCAGCAACGAGGTTGATCAGCTTTATAACAGGCTCAATTCTTGCCCTGTTCCTACTACTCCGGTATATGGCCGCACACCCATATTTACTTGCAATCAGCAGGCAGGATGTGGATGCGGTTGTGGCGGTAGTTTCTGATAGGAGGTGAGACTATGGCAGAATATTTAACAAGGGATACGGTTGAATCGGTGGCGCTTAACGCACCGATACCGTTCATTGATTCTATTCGGTGCAACAAGGGGTATGTATTTCATCAGAACGGCACAGGAATTTTTGTTCTGCGTGGTATCACCAACAACTGTTTCGCACGGTACGAAGTAGAGTTTACCGGGAACATCTCTATTCCTGACGGTGGCGATTTGACTCCAATAGCTACGGCTATCGTGGTTTCAGGAGAAGAGCGTATAGGTAGCAGGGCTATCTATACGCCAGCCGCTGTAGATGAGTACGGCAATGTGACAAGCAGAGCCGTAATAGATGTACCCCGTGGATGCTGCTTTACCGTATCGGTAGAATATGTGAACGGAACAGTCGATGATCCTACGGTAGTGCCTACTCCGTTAATTAATGTGATTGACGGAAGTCTGAGCATTAACCGTATAGCGTAGGAGGTGAGAACAATGCACAAAATATATGAGTATCTTTGCGATGAGCTTAAAGACCTTGAAAAGAAAGCTGAAAGCGGACAGGGACTGTCTATGGCAGAGCTGGAATATCTCGACAAGTTGACCGAGACAAAGAAGAATCTTCTTAAAATCGAGATGCTTGAAGAAGATAGCGAATACAGCAATGCTATGGATGGCGGTTCTTATGCAAGAGGCGGTCGTGGTGGATCATACCGTGGTTCTTATGCCCGTGGTCGTGGCAGGGGTGCAAGGCGTGATGCTATGGGACGCTATTCAAGCGAAGGCTATAGCCGTGCGGAAGATGATTTCATGGCTGATATGCGTGAGCTTATGGCAAGTGCGCCTAATGACCGGATCAGACAGAAAATGCAGAGCATAATGTCCGATATGTAAGGGGGTGGCCGCTTGTGATAACCGAACAGGACTTGCAGGCGGCTATTGCCGAATGCGAAGGAACAAGAAACCCGAACGCTAACACTTGCCTAAAGTTGGCGGCATTCTACACTATTAAGGATAAACTGTACCCGGAAGAACAAAATCATTTTGCCGATGTCAGCAAAATGGTATATTCCGGGGCCACAGAACCTGAACCTGTAAAGCCGATGCTTAAAAGCGATACAGAGTTTGCAAGGGCAGCGGAAGGGGTAAGCACAGAACACTTGTTTGCGGTCATGGATGAGCTGATGACCACAATCCATATCTTACAGCCCAGGCTGTATGACGGTGTTATGCGCAAGTTGACAAGTGAATATTGATACAATATAATTTTGTTTGTCTGAATGATTTTTTCATTTTAGATAAACCCCGAAGAGGCAGGCGTACCTATGGCGCTTGCCTTTTTGATTTTGTGTAGGATGTAGGATAAGTGCAGGATTTTAACTTTCTACTAAATTCTCTTATAGAGCTTTTCTATTTTTATATATTTTTTATTTTTACTAAAAATGCTACATAAAAAATAAAAAAATAAATAAAAATAAAGATAAATCTATAAAAATAGAAAAAAACCGTTGACTTTTTACAAGGGATGAGGTAATATATGAGTGTACCAAAGCAAAGGGGGTAAAAGAGATGTATAGAATAAGTTACTTACAGAATGGAACGCTTGATACTGCAAAGATAAAGGCTTACAAGGTTGCACAAAAGACATTCAGAAGCCAGGAAGAAGCCCTTGAATGGGTAGATAACAACAGCCAGATAACACCGTTAAAGCTTCTTGTATGGAGTGATGATATAGATTGTTATTCAACGGTTATGAAATTTTAGGAAAAGGGGGAAACGAATATGGCAAGAGCAAGAACAAAGGATATCCCGGTAAAGGCAATCATTCTTAATAAGATGCCTTTTGACCGTTTTGATATCGGCAGACACGAGTTTATCCATGCTACAGGGCGTGAGATAGTGTTCGGTGACGGACATACTGAAATCGAGTATGAGGACTGGGAGTACGGCGTACTTCCTGAAGAATGGGAGGAAGATGATTATGAAGATTGAACTAAGAGATAATCCCACCAGGGATATCACAGAACTTGTGGAAGATGCACTGAATACGTTATACAGGCTGGACAGGAAGGACTTAGCACATTATATCGAGACAGCATCTCCCATTGAGGAAGTATTTGCCGTATGTTATACCGTGTATGATGTTATCGAAGTATGCAAGGACCTTAAGGACTTTGAGGAAGAAGATAACTGATTATAAAATCACTATCAGGAAGGAGGTGAGAACATGGTGAGTGATGAGATGTTGAGCTATCGTGCGGAACACAAGTTATCTGTAGAGGATGCAGCGGCTAAGTGTGGGATATCTGCACAGACCTGGCGAAATATGGAGCGTGGTATGCAGAACCCGAACCGTCTGACACAGCGGAAAATCGAATTATTTTTGAAAGGAGTAGAGAATGAAACTGTCAATCAGTCAGATCAAAACGTTTAAGGCCTGCCGTAGAGCCTGGGAATTACGCTATAAGGAAGGCTTACGGCCCATACAGACCGCAGAAGCACTTGAGTTAGGTAAATCCTACCATGAGTTGCTTGAGGCGCTGGAAAAGGGCGAAGGGCTTGAGGATGGCGTGTTTGACAAGCCGCACGCAATGGCAAAGGCTTATGAAAAGTACATTTTGCCACAGTTTAAGGTTGTGGCAGCAGAGCAGGAGCTTGAAAAAGAAATAGGCGGTCATACGCTGCATGGATTTGTGGATGGACTATCTGATGATGGCCATATCGTAGAACACAAGACAACGAGCATGGACATAGCAGAGGGTGGCGAGTACGAATATAACCTACTATGGGATGAACAGGTGCTGGCTTACATGAGTCTGTCCGGGTTGCGTAAAGTTCATTACACCGTCTGCAAGAAGCCTACTATCCGGCTGAAAAAGGACGAAACGGACGAAGAGTTCTACAACAGAATGGTGACTTGGTATGATGACGATACCGAGAACAAGATCAGGGTGTTTACGGTAGAACGCACGGACGAAGAAGTCGCACAGTGGGAACAGGATTTTGTGGCCATTGCGGATGAAATGGAGCGTGGTGTAATATACAAGAATACGTGCCACTGCGTACAGTATGGGCGCCGGTGTGAGTATGCAAACGTATGTCTGCACTATGATCCAGAACAGCAGTATATCGAATTTACAAAGGAGTGAATGATTAGAAAGGAGTGAATGAACATGGCATTATATCTGTATAATACCGAAGAATTGTATGAGGGATTTAACGTAAAACCGTGTCCGTTCTGTGGCAACGAACATCTTTACATATCAAGAAAAGATATGTTCGATAAAAACATAAAAGAGGGCGATACTGGTACAGCGTGTATATCCATCATGTGTGAAAAATGTAAAACAGAAATGACACAGCACGGCCTGACAAGTTACGATAATGGAGTGGATATGCTGATACCCAAATGGAATAACAGAGTAAAAGGAGAGGAATAATGGAGTTAAAGAGAATCGCAAAGAATATGGACGCGCCGTTTACAGCATTGTTATACTGCCCGCCCGGTGGAGGTAAGTCTACAGCTATCGGTGTGATAGCAGAACAGCTTGAGGGGAATACCCTGGTGCTTGATGTGGACCGTACCATTACCCGGACACTTGCAAAGGGCGAAGTGGTAAAGAATACTGACAAGGTACTTGTGGCAGAAGTCGAGAACAGGAGCAAAAATACTGAATCCGGTATCAGCGGTACGTTCGATGCGTGGAAGATACTGTTAAAGAACGATATCACACCGGAATTTATCAAGCAGAACGATATCAAGACCGTGGCCGTGGATAATATCTCAGAGCTTGAGCGCTGCATACTTTCAGACCTGGGCGCACAGGGCAAAAATAAGGGTGTACCGGCTATGGCTGATTATCAGTATATGCAGTTTCAGCTTGTTAATTCCCTTAGACTTATGAAGTCATGGGGTGTTAACATTATCTGGACAGCGTGGGAAGATTTTGTACCGTTCACGATGCCCGACGGCACTCAGTACACACGGTGCGTACCGAAGATATCGCCTAAAATCGTTGATAATATCTGCGGGTTGTGTGACGTGGTAGGCAAGATAACGAAGAATCCCCAGGGGCAGCACGGAATGTGTCTTGAGGCTACTAACAATATCTACGCTAAAAATCAGATTGATAGCCGCAAGGGTTGTCTGGTCGAAGATTTTACAAAGTGGGGCGCAAAGCAGGAGGTGAAGAAGGATGCTGAAAAGAGTGGAGATAAAGCAGAAAAGACCTGAAGATAAGTATTTTGATACGGGAATAGAGCTTGAGATTGATGAAAGCTCATTCGGTAGTTTGCTCGATACGTTATCCGTAATGCAACGCTGTACTCCTGCTGGATATACGTTAAGAATAGACATAGCAGATGTTAACAATGATAAGGAAGGAGAAAAAGATGTATAAAGTAGAGGTACAGATGGGGTATGACGATCTCACGTTCAAGTTTGAAAATGCTAATGTAGCGGAAAATTTTGCGAATACGGCCTTTAGTAGTATCGTCAGAGAAAAGGATAACAAAGGGAATCTCAAAAATGTAACTATAAATATCAATAGCTGCATGACAACAAGAGAAGAAGAGGAAGAAGAGGAGGAAGATTAAGATGGCTGAATGGAATTACACAAGAGACGAAAGTACAAGTTTTAAGCCTATTCCGGCAGGTGACTACAGAATAAGGATCGCATCTGCGGAAAAGGTGGTATCAAAGACAGGCAAGGATATGCTGTCACTCAAGTTTGATGTGAGTGGGCAGCCGGGGTATCTGTTCCACAACATCGTGTTTCTGCCTGATCGCCCGGAGATTACTAATCGTAATCTTACAAAGTTTTTTGACAGTTTCAAGGATATTGCAGAGGGCAAGTTTGACCTTGCAACGTGGCCGGGTAAGATCGGTGCTTGCAGAATTAAGCATGAAGAATATAACGGCAATGTTCAGGCAAGGGTTGATTACTTTATCCACAAGGATAAGCAGGGCGGCCTTCCTGCATGGGTTGAGCCTGAGCGTAAATCTGAAAGTGGCAGCACTACTACAGATGACCAGGGTTTTCTGAATGTAGCCGGTACTAACATTGATGAACAGGTGCCTTTCTGATGAACAATAAAAAGTTAGGTTCAGATTTTGAAAAAGAGTTCTGTCAGATGTTGGCAGACCGGGGATATTGGGTACACTTTATATCCCCGGCCCCTAACGGGGGGCAGCCGTTCGATGTAATAGCTGTGAAAAACTGCCTTGCATACGCTTTTGATTGCAAGACAAGCGTTAAAGACATATTCAGAATTGACCGGCTGGAACAGAATCAGATCATGGCATTTGAACACTGGATGAAGTGCGGAAACACTGAGCCGGAGATAGCCGTTAAGCATAAAGGCAAGGTTTATCTGCTGCCATATAAACCATTAAAAGAAATAGGCTTTATCCGTTTGCAGAGTATGTGGGAATATGAAAGGAGGATGGAATGGCGGTAAAACTGAATAATGACGAGATGGACGAAGCCATCTACGGCTGTATGAACAGCTTGTGGAGAGCATACCGGGAATCCACTCAAAAGGGCGATTATGACCTTTTTAATGATTGCGTTGAGTCACTGCGCAAGGTGTACGATGATGAAGCCGTTAATGCGTTCATAACCGGCATGGGAACAGGCTTAACAAAGGCACTTACACGGAGGGCAAGATGAAAGTCAGAATTAGTAATAGGTTGTATATAGAGCAGCCTACATCTGCTGTAAAGGCTTACTGTCAAAAAAATCTGGTGCTTGATAATCCTGATTACTACAAGGCTGAAAAACAGGGCAGATGGACTGGGAACATACCACGAAAAATCATGCTGTATGAAATACACGGTGTTGAATATTGGTTGCCGTTTGGGTGCTTGCAGGATGTGTGGCGAATACATCCGTATAAAAGCGATTATATCAATGAAATCAGCCCCATAGAGCCGATTAAATACGAAAGTGGTATAAATCTGTATCCGTATCAGACAGAAGCCGTACACAAGGCGCTGTATGCAAAAAATGGAGTGTTGGTGATGCCCTGTGGCAGTGGCAAGACGCAGTGCGGCCTGGAAATCATAGCAAGGTTAGGCGGCCGTGCGTTATGGCTTACGCATACGCAGGACTTGCTGAATCAGAGTAAGAGCCGTGCGGAAAGCGTACTGGGGAAAGAGGGCTATGGCACGATAACAGCAGGCAAGGTCAATATCGGAACACATATCACCTTTGCAACAGTGCAGACAATGGCAAAACTTGATCTGTCACAATACAAGGATACGTGGGATGTGATTATATGTGACGAAAGTCAGCATGTAGTCTCGGCTCCAACAAGAATTACACAGTTCGGAAAGGTGGTTAACAGTTTGTCAGCAAGGTACAAGTACGGACTTACAGCCACTCCAAAACGTGCAGACAGACTTGAGGCGGCAATGTTTGCGATTCTGGGCGGTAAGATACATGAGGTAAGCAGAGAAGAAGTCGCACATACTACTTGCCCGGTCAAGGTGTCGGTAATACTGACAGGTTGGATGCCGGATTATGAAGCGGTGCTTATGTACGATGGCACGATAGACTATAACAAGGTTATTGATGCCATGATACATGATGAGGAGCGTTTTAAGCTTGTAATGCGTGAAATATTGCATTTATACGTTCCTACAATGGTACTAGCGAATCGTGTGGAATATCTGCAAAGGATGTGTGACGAAGTTAAAAAGCATAATATGAAAGCGGTTTGTTTATCCGGGCAAGGTCAGAGCAAAAAGGCAAAAGCGGAACGAAAAGCAGCACTTGAAGCGTTAAACAATGGGGAGCTTGATTGTGTGTTTGCGAGTTATCAGTTGGCGGCTGAAGGTCTTGATTGTCCTAATTTAAGATACATTGTATTCGCTACACCAGAACAAAATGAAGTTACCGTAACGCAGGCTGTAGGACGTGTGGGGCGCAAGGCACAGGGTAAAGAGTTTGGAACAGTAATTGATTTTGTGGATCTGTTCGGGATGTACCAGGGGTATTGGAAAAAGCGTAAAGGGTACTATAAGAAAATCGGAGCGGAGGTGATTGAGTGAATTATCGTGAGCAAAAAGAAAGTATGATTTTAACTGCAATGGAAGTGTTAAAAAAGAATGGATATGAATATCGTTTGTGTAATAAGCAGAATGGACATATTCAAGTAAAATCACGAAGAAATGTTATTTATAATTTTTACCCCACTACCGGAACTATTGCAGGATATGACTGGAACGAGACAAAAGGTATTGATGCTCTTCTACAGATTTTGGAAGTTGGATGATGATTAAAGCGGAGGTGATTGAGTGAGTCGTAAACAGTGGGGACATGGGTATTATGCAGGGTTAAAAGAAGCTGATGCACATTTAGGAGTAAAACGGTATATCGCAATATTACATACAAATAATCATTTACAGACACTTTATCGTGTACTTGCTGAAAATGGGGATATTTTCACAGTTGAAGATATTTCAGATGATGTTTCAATACTTGTTTTGACAGGTATGCCGTCATTGTTTGGGATTGCAGGTAAAGATGATGATATAGTGCATGAAAATGTATCGGAAATAAAAGGAACTGAAGATATGATTTTCTTTTCAAGCAAGCAGGCGTGTGAATCGTGGGTAATAAATGATTATAAAAAATATTGTACGGAGGTATTAAAATGACAAAAGAAGAAATAGAAATTTTTGAGGATATTGCAGATTCATTAAGAACGATTGCGGCAGCATTGGCATATAACCCAAATACAGAGGTTATGAGCGCAACAGAATCATTATCACTTATAGAAAAACATTTAAGCGATTTAAGCGATTTAACGATGGAATTAGAGGATATTAAAGAGATAATGTCGGAAGATGGTAAAAATCGGAGCGAAGGTGATTGAATAAAGAATGTCAAAAATGACGGAAAGGAAAGTTTTATGAAGAAAACACTTGGAATGGTTTACGAAACAGACAATTTTTCTATTTTCAAAATTATAACTGGGAATAGGACAGAAATAGAAAGAAGGAAACAGAAAATCGCAAAAAGCGTAGAAGATGTCGGATATATCCCTGCACCGATTATTGTAAACGAGAAAATGGAGATTATAGATGGACAGGCACGTTATGCGTTCTGTAAGGAAAGCGGAACTCCGATTGCTTATTATGTTATAGATGGGTTGACAATAGATGATTGTATTGCCATGAATATTAGTGCAACAAACTGGGGATTAAAAGACTATATTAGCAGTTATGCAGACAGAGGCTTTTTGAGCTATGTGTTTGTGGAAAAATTTATTTCAAATAGTCCATATGGGTTAGATTTAAGCTTATGGGCATTAGCAGGAACAACTTCCAGGAATTTGAGTGCAAAGATTAAGTCGGGTACATTAAATATTACCGAAGACGATTATAAGAAAGGAATTGAAATTATAGATTTTTGGCAACAGTTTGATGATGTTGCAACAAACCGCAAAACAGAATTTTTAATAGCGCTTGGTTATTGCTATCTTCTTCCGGTAGTCAACAATGATATGTTGGTAAAAAAATACATCAGAATTCAAGAGGCTTCAGCCAAATAGCAAATGTATTGGATGCTATTGAGCTTATAGAGGATGTGTATAATACAAGAATCAGAAATCATGTTTACATTAAGACAGAATACTTAAAATATCTTGATAACATATGGAAGGGCGTTGAACGGAGATGAATAGCATCTGCAAGTGTGGCAAGCCTACCGGGGGTATGTATGCCTGCGCAGAATGCCGGGAAAAGATCGCAGCGTACAAGCGTAAGTGGCGGGCGAACATGACAGAGCTACAGCACGAAAAAGAGCTTGAAAAACACCGGGTATGGCGCAAAAAGAATTACGAAACGCTGAAAACCTATAACCATGAATACTATTTAAGGAGGAAAGAGAATGCAGATCGGTAGTCTTGAAGGATGGGAACACTGGACAGATTCAGGGTGTGAAAGATTAGCCCTTGAGGTTGCAAAGCAGAAAGGCAGGCAGTACGCTTCACTGTATGCGCACTGGAGGAAAACAAACGATAAGAATAAGAAAAAATACTACGATGCGTGTATGCGTGGTATTGAACACTTTTTCGAGTATAGCTTTTTAGGAGCATATGTGGATGGTGAAACGGTGCTTACAGCCGTAAAACAGCAGGTAGACACAGAAATGGGGGTGGTGCTTAAATGATAAAGCGTGTCGTTGCGCTGATTTTAGCGGGTATCTTATGTATGCCGATTGTGGTTGATGCTGAAGATGAAATTGATTCTGATACGGCACAGGTACAGATGCAGTTGATACGGACTACCGTTTATGATGGTCCGTCAGACCACACGGCTACAGGCAGAAAAGCAGAGTATGGAATCGTTGCGTTCGATCCGGCTTATTACGGCAAGACCTGCATCCTTTATACGGAAGATATGCGGTATATCGGTATCTTCGAGTGTGAGGATACAGGCGGTCATATGGTACGAACAGGACAGGTACTTGATGTGTATTGCCCTACAAGGCAGGCTTGCTACGATTGGGTAGCAGAAAATGGTATGTATTGTTATGTGCAGTGGATAGAAAGCGAGGGATGAAGCATGGACGATAAGATGCAGAAAGCACTCGCAAACGGTGTGAAAGACACCATGTGGGCGATGTTCTGGAAAGGGAATCAAAAGGCAGATCTTGAGAGCCTTGAGGAATCCGTGCAGCGGTTAATCAGAATGGCGACACAGAAGAACGCAGGACAGAGGGGTGATGCCACTTGCATAGACTGGAACACCCTTGACATGGAATTTATGCGGATAGCACTTGAAGCGACAGCGTTTGTGCTGGATGAACGATTCGATAAATTAAAGGAAGAATGGAGGAATGAAAAATGTTAGACGATAAGGCAATAGTTGATGCAATAAGGACAGCAATAGATGAGAAAGGTATGGCACAGGTTATCGCAGAATGCGAAAAGCAGCCGAGCAAGGGCGAAGATACCTGCAAGAAATGTCGGTTCAGAAGAAAAAGACCGGGACAGGAGACACACGGTTGTCTGTTCCATGTATGCCCGATGGATTGGGAGATATAAGCATGACAGATACATACAGAGGTGGTTACAAAAAAGCTTTACTTGATATACTGGAATTTCAAGACCAGTTTAGTAATAGGCTTGATAGTGTATGCAGAACGAAAAAGCAATATAAAAAAATGATGAGTAGTTTAATAAATCTTTTGCTTACAAATCCTGAAATGCTGGATATATGGATGGAATATAATTTTGACTATGTGCGGCTGAATAAAGATTATGAGGTTGTAGAAATAATCAGGAGGAAAAAATAATGGATAAGATCATGGAAGAAATAAAGAAGATAATAAAGGAAGAGCATCAGCGTGGATATGAAGAAGGCTATGCAGACGGTGATCTTGATTGCCGGAGGGAAAGAGCAAAGTACACGGCTGAAAAACTGTATGATGCGTTAAGATTTATTTGGGATAACACCGATGATGGTGGAATGAGATCACGTGATGTTTTTTCAGTTTTTGGAACATGCAATGTATTTACATTTTTGAAGGAATATAGAGCTAAAGAGATTATAGACAAGGTAGAAGCGTACAAGGAAAAGAAAGAGCAGGAAGAAGAAGAAATCCGGGTAGGCGATGTGCTGAAAGCTATCGCTGAAATTGATGAAGATGATGCGCTGGAGTATATCGTTACTTACATTGATGCTGACCACAAGCATTATGATTGTATTGGATTAGATGGTGCGGTATATCAGGATGTGGATATACAGGCTATGGCTAAGACCGGCAAGCGTTACAAAATTTATCTCAGGGAGGATGGAGAAAATGTCGCTGTATCAATTTGACCTGGGGGTGGTGCTTTTATTTATCCTTGTAGCAGATGTGTGGATAGTGTCTATGTTGCGGAATTTTGTAAAAGCGTTAACGGCAATATTCAGAGAAGAGGACTGGAGAATGCCGATGTATGAGTTTTGTGGCCAGGTGGTTATAACGATAGCTTGTATGGTTGGCGGTTTCTGGATTATAACGAGGTGATGTAATGTATAAAGTTTATCGGTATATATTCCCGGACGGTATGATATATGTGGGGATGACGAAAAATAGTATACAGACAAGAAGAGATCAAGGTTATCAGCATAACAAAAGATTGCAGACGGCTATCCGTTCTGTAGGATGGACTGGATTAACGGTTGAAATACTTGCTGATAATTTGACAAGAGAACAGGCAGAAGAAAAAGAAAAATATTTTATATCTGTTTTTCGTTCAGATAATCCTGAAAATGGCTATAATGTTTCAAGTGGTGGCAAGTCTACTTTTGCCGGATTAAAACATTCAGAGTCTTACAAAAAGCATATGAGCGATTTGTATAAAGGACGCAGTTTTTCACAAGAAACATTAAATAAAATGAAAGAATCACATAAACCCGAAAGAAAGGAGGTTATTCAGTATGCGTTATCCGGGGAAGAGTTAAAAGTTTTTGAGAGTCTGCATGATGCAGCAGATAAGGTAAAAGGTTATGCAGCAAACATAAGTAGAGCGTGTAAATCAGGGAAACCCTATAAACAAAGTTTATGGGCGTATAAAAAAGGAGGTGATGATAGGTGAAACATTTTGGTGATATAACGAAAATAAAAGGTTCGTGCGTACCCCTTGTGGACGTAGTTACCGGAGGTTCACCTTGTTAGCCAAGATTTGTCGGTAGCTGGCAAACGTGCCGGGCTTGCAGGTGAGCGTTCCGGCTTGTTTATGGAACAAATAAGAATAATAAAGGAGATGCGTGATGAATGTGAAAGAAGATTACATGATGCCGGGGCAAATTACAATAGAACAGATATTAAGCCCCGATACATGGTCTGGGAGAACGTTTCGGGGGCATTCAGTTCCAACAAAGGCGAAGATTTCCGAGCCGTGCTTGAAGAAACCGCAAAAGTTGCAGACAAAAATGCCTATGTTCCTGGACTTGAGGGGGGAAAGTGGAGTCCGTGCGGATGCATACTGGGAAACGGATGGTCTATCGCTTGGCGCTTACATGATGCACAATACTGGGGAGTTCCACAAAGGCGAAAACGCATATGTTTACTCGCTGATTTCAACGGAGACACCGCAGGAAAGGTACTGTTTGAATTGCAGCGAGAAACCACTAACAGAGATACAGAGCAAGCTATCGTGGATATTGGAACAGAATCCCGATCCGAAGTACAATCTGTCAGCAAAGGCTTGTCAGGGGATATTGCGCAGAGCGGAAAAGAGGGGGAAGGAATTGCCGAAGATACTGAAAGATGCGCTGGAGAGGCAAGCAAATGCTTAAATAGTTGGAATGTTCGGAGCAGGCACATACAGCCTGAAAATCAGCCTATAGCCTTTGAGCCAGGTGCTATGAGCCGTGTGGGCGGTCATGCTTATGAAGATGTAGCAGGTACTGTTAGAGCAAATGCCGGGGATAATCAGCAGGCTGTTGTGTATGGTATCGGTTCTTATGATAGCAACGGCATGAAGAGCGATAACCCGCATAGCGGAATATATGAGGCTGATACAAGCAGAACACTTGACCTAAACGGTGGTAATCCCGGTTGCAATCAGGGTGGTATGGCGGTTGTGCAGGGTGCAGATGTATATAATGGTGAATTGACTGGGGAAAAAGCAGCTACATTAACAGCGGCAAGTGGTGCGAGTCCTACTCGTTCGGGGCCGTCTGTTGTCTGCATAGAAGGTAACGGTCAGAGAGAGTCGCACAAGGGCGATGGCTACAAGGAATCCGACACCATGTATACGCTGAATACGGTTGAGCAACACGCTGTATGTATTGAAAATCATCCGGCAGACAGCCGTGTGAAGATATCCGAAAATGGCATATGTCAGACTTTATCCGGCAGAATGGAAACAGGCGGTGGGAATGTGCCGATGGTTATGGAGCGACAAGAGCCTATAGTGCTTGAAAGCAATCAAAACCACGCTACTATTCAAACAAATGGAATATCAACCACACTTCCTGCAAGCATGGGTATGGGTGGCGGATATGTGCCGATGGTGGTGGAACCGCAGACATTTTCAGATATTGCAAGTACCAGAAGTGCGGCAGATGGTACAAAGGGTGTACACTCGCAGATGATGAAGAACCCCGAAGAAAATTTTGTGCTTGAGCCGGTAGCTATGGCAAGTAAGCAGATAAGCCAAAATATAGGCGAAAATATAGGGATGACTTTATGTGGTAATGATTATAAGGAGCCTCAGTGCGTGGCTTACGGTCTTGACAGAGCATCCTATAATCAGGGGCAGAATGCACAGTACAATTTCTCTGTTGATGAAGAAAAAGTGGGAACGTGTGTGGCAAAAGGTCCTAATGCTGTTTGTAAGGCTGTAGATTGCCTAAATGGCAGGGGAAAAGATGTGAATGGTACTTTGGCTACTAATGCTCGTAAAAGCCTAAATTCGGGCAATGTGGTGCGTTGTGAGTCTGTTGTGCGCAGACTAACGCCATTAGAAGCGGAAAGGCTACAGGGTTTTCCGGATCATTGGACCGATATCGGTGATTGGATTGACAGCAAAGGCAAGACTCACAAAGGTGATTCCGACAGCCCTCGATACAAGGCCCTGGGTAATTCCATTGCATTGCCGTTCTGGCAGTGGATGGCGGAGAGAATGATGCCGTATCTGCCCGAAAATTCTACTATGGCAAGCCTGTTTGACGGCATAGGCGGTTTCCCTCTGGTGTTCAGCAGATGTGGTTGTAAGCCGGTATTTTCTTCAGAAATTGAAGAGTATCCCATTGCTGTTGCAAAGAAAAGGTTTGGAGAAGAATAAAAATAAAAGGAGAGAACAACAATGAATGAAAGAAAGAGCAGACTAAAATGTGAATTATACAACGACTCGATGCAGGGGTGGAAATGCTATCCCATACAGAAGGCGCAGTTAATTATTGCAGATATTCCATACAATGTGGGAAATAACTTTTACGGCTCAAATCCTATGTGGTATGTGGGGGGGGATAACAAGAACGGAGAGAGCAAGCTGGCAGGCAAGAGCGCATTCGCAAGCGATTATAACTTTAATGTTTATGAGTATTTCCATTTTTGCTCAAGGCTTATGAGAAAAGATGACACAAAGCCACAAGGCAGAGGCAGAAGCTCAAACAGTCCGTGTATGATTGTGTTCTGTTCTTTTGAACAGACTCATGACTTGATAAATGCTGCCAACAAACAAGGATTCAAGAATTATATTCCATTGACCTTTATCAAGAATTACAGCCCACAGGTGCTGAAAGCAAATATGCGAGTGGTTGGCGCAACAGAACACGCTTTATTATTTTATCGGGATAAATTACCAAAATTCAGAAACGGTTTGCAGGTTGACGAAAACGGAAAGAATATCAGAGGCACAGGTCATATGGTTTTTGACTGGTTCATGTGGGAAAAGGATGGGAAAGACGTTCCTAAAATCCATCCGTCCCAAAAACCTGTAAAGCTCCTGAAACGGCTTATTGAAACATTCACGGATGAGGGGGATGTGGTGATTGATCCCTGTTTTGGTTCTGGTTCAACAGCAAGAGCTTGTCAGGAATTAGGAAGAAACTTTTATGGATTCGAGATAAACAAAGAATTTTATCGCAGAGCAAAAGAAGAAATGTTGCTCAAGCCGGAAGAAAATAAACAAATAGACATAAACGATTTAATCTAGATTTAACTTGACATAAAGCGACATAAAGTGACATAATAGACAGTAGGAAGGAGGTGTAAGGGATGACTGATAATAAAGAAAAGCTATACGGTACAGTACAGGCTGCCCCGCTTTTAGGGGTTAAGGTACGGACAGTAAGGCAGTGGATCAGGGATGGAAAACTCAAGGCATTTAAGCTCCCCGGCAGTATCCGCTGGAAGGTATCTGAATCAGAGATACAGAGAATACTCAACAATAAAACAGAGGGTTAAAAATGTTAAAAGAAGATTTATTAAAAAAATACTCTGCTTTTCCGGCAGAGCTTAGAAAAGTCGCCCAATTTGTCTGCTGGGTGGGTGCGGATAAGATACCGAAGAACCCGCATACCGGCAACAACGCACAGAGCAATAATTCTGATACCTGGGGTACATTTGAGCAGGCCATTGATGCGTGCGTGAAATACAGTTTTGATGGTATAGGTTTCATGTTTGCGCCGCCGTATTTTGGGGTAGACTTAGATCACTGCATGGATAACACGGATTTTGTTGATGAATTTGTGGAGACATTGCAGAGCTACACCGAGATCAGCAAAAGCGGAAACGGGATCCACATAATCTGCAAAGGCAAGCTGCCGGATGGTGCAAGGCGCCGGGGTGGTGTTGAGATGTATAGTTCCGGCAGATACTTTATCTGCACGGGCAATGTATACAACGAAAACTATCTCACGGTCAAGGATTGCACAGAGTCTATCAAAGTCCTGCACAGCAAGTATCTGCCTACAATGGTTCCAAAGGCCGAGGTAAGCAACAGGCAGGTTGTGGTTGATCTTGATGATGCGGAAATCATAGACAAGGCAAGAAACTGTAAAACCGGCTATCTGTTCGCAGCACTTTACGAAGGTAACTGGCAGGGGGTGTTTCCGAGTCAATCCGAGGCAGACCTTGCATTCTGTAATCAGCTTGCATTTTGGACCGGGCGTAATGGCGCACAGATGGATAGGATTTTCAGGACATCCGGCTTAATGCGTGCTAAGTGGGATCAGAAAAGAGGGTCCAACACCTACGGACAGATTACCATAGGTAAGGCTTGTGCTAACTGTAGCGAGTGCTACGAGCCGGGGAAGTATGGTGATGATAGTTCCCTTGCCATAGCTTTTTTCGGGGGTAAATCGGGGCAATCTGGGGCGATAACGGCTGAAAAAAAAACTTATGATATGACCGATACCGGGAATGCACACAGAATGTATGACAAGTACGGCAAGGTTATCAGATATTCCTATAACCGTAAGAAATGGTATTTTTGGACGGGCAAGCAGTGGATTCTGGACGAGATGGGCGAAGTTAAGAAGCTGGCGGATGATATATGCGAGGATCTGAAAAAAGAAGCGTGGAATATCCAGGATGAAGAAGCACAGGAACAGATGTTCAAGTTTGCAAAATCTACGGCTAACACCACACGCAAAGAAGCAATGGTCAAGGAAGCACAGCATCTCAATGATATCCCGGCGGCTCCTGAAGATTTTGATAGTTATACCGATTACCTTAACTGCCAGAATGGAATCGTTAATCTGCGGAATGGTGAGCTGATGCCACATGATCCCAACTTCATGATGACCAAAATCTGTAATTGTGAGTATGATGTGCGCAAAAAAAATAAGCCGGTGCGGTGGCTACAGTTCCTTGAAGAAATAACCGGGGGCGATGTAGAGCTTATTGATTATATTCAGCGATCTGTAGGATATTCCATATCCGGGAGCAACAGAGAACAGTGTGCATACTTTTTGTATGGTATGGGCAATAACGGTAAAAGTACATTTCTGGATACGATAGCTGATATGATAGGCAGTTATGCAAGCAATGTTCAGCCTGATACGCTTATGTTGCAGAGTCGTCTGGGTAGTTCGGGTGGTGGTGCTAATTCTGATATTGCAAGGCTTAAATCTGCAAGGTTTGTAACCTGCGAAGAACCGACAGAGGGTGTAAGGCTTAACGAGGGATTGTTAAAACAGCTTACCGGGGGTAGCAAGGTAACGTGTAGATTCCTGTATGGTGATGAGTTTGAATACACGCCGGAATTTAAGATATGGGTAGCAACAAATCACAAACCTACTATTCGTGGCACGGATTTTGGTATATGGAGAAGGATTAAGTTAGTGCCGTTTGAGGTTAATATCCCGAAAGAAAAGGTGGACAAGAACCTAAAATATAAGCTGCGGAAGGAATTTCCACAGATACTTGCCTGGGCGGTTGAAGGTTGTATCAAGTGGCAGAAAGATGGTCTGCATGAGCCTGAATGCGTACTTGAGGCCACAAAGGATTATAAGCAGGAAATGGATCTGATAGCCGGATTTATTGAGCAATGTATCTTGATAGATTATGAGGCTACAGAACGTATCCCGGCAGCAGATTTGTTCGGTGTATACAGCAAGTGGGCGCATTCCAATAATGAATATGAAATGAGCAGCAAAAAGTTCTTTGCGGAGATCACAAAGAAAATCCCTGAAAAGGGGCGTACAGGCAAGGGGATATATTTCAGTAAGATACGGTTTACGGAATATGCTAATAGCCTTATCGGACACCAGTATAAAATCGAAGATTTTAAGTGATTAGGAGGGATGCAGAATGCAAATTGTAATTGATATTCCTGAATATTATTACAAAACGATAAAAAAAATTCCTGCTGAATATTCAACAGCAGATATGCTAATTATAAAGAATGGTACACCATTACCTAAAGGTCACGGAAGGCTGATTGATTATGGATATGTTGTGGATGCGATAGATGATTGGGTAAATGCAGAAGAATATAGATATACTAATGCAACTGATTATTTGAGAAAGCGTGTCGCAAATACACCAACAACCATAGAAAAGGATGGTGATTAAATGGAGATATGGAAAGATATAGTCGGGTACGAGGGACTGTATCAAGTAAGTAATTTGGGAAATGTAATGTCACTTGAAAAATATATAGATAACAAAAAAGGCGCTATACAATATAGACCGCCAAAAGTATTAAAACAATATAAAAACAAGTTTGGATATATGAGAGTATATTTAACTCAAAACAGTATTAAGAAAATGTATGCTGTACATAGGTTAGTTGCTACGGCTTTCATTAGCAATCCTGATAATAAGTCTTGTGTAAATCATATTGATAATAACCGTGCTAACAATGTTGTTGATAATCTTGAATGGTGTACTTATAAGGAAAACAGTCAATGGGCGGAAATACAAGGTAGACGAATATTCTCAGAAGAGTGGAAACAAAAAATATCTGATACAAGAAAGAAAAAACCTGTGATTGGTACAGATGATATGGGAAATCATATATATTTTCCTACGGTTCGAAGCGTTGTAACAGGAGGATTTGATTCTAAAGCGGTTATAAAGTGTTGTAAAGGGAAACAAAAAATGCATAAAGGTTACAAGTGGATATATTTTACAGAAGCAGATAAGGAGGTGCAGGAATGACACTTGACGAAGCAATCAAACACGCAGAAGAAGTAGCAGAAAAGAATGAGCGAAGGGCAGAATCTGTAAGAAACAGACCTATATCGTCAGCGGATTTTTATCACGAGGAAGAGTCATGCAGTAAATGTGCCGAAGAGCATCGCCAGCTTGCAGAGTGGCTGAAAGAATTAAAAACCTCCCGAGAATGTATCGAGCGTATCCGTATAGCGTGTCTGTGTCCTGGATTAAGGGAAGATGGATTCGAGGACGAGATTGTAAACGCAATGAACGAATATCTTTACGATATGGGGAAGGAGTGGTAAGAATGAACGAAGCAGAAAAAGAGCGACTAATTAAAAAAGACCTTGTAAGCATAGAAAACAGAGTCCGGCACGCTTTTAATCAGGGATATGAAATGGGGCTGAAAGAGAACAAGAAGCAGAGTGGTGATGCTATCAGCAGACAGGCAACAGTAGAAAGGTTATGCAGGGTTGCGGATTTTATGAATGAGAAAAGGAGGGGGTTAGGTTCGCCGTATGTAATGGCGGCGCTGTTTATTCAAGACAATAAAGATGAGTTTCCACCCGTCACACCACAGTCAAAGACAGGGCGGTGGATAACAAGCCATATTCCCGAAAGTGTGTTGTGCGAATGTTCAGCGTGTGGTTTTACTTGCGGTGCTTACAGTTTCAATTACTGCCCTAACTGCGGTGCAAAGATGCAGGAGGTGGAAGAATGAGCGATTGGTATTGGAATGAAGAAGATGACGATATGATTATATGTCCTTATTGTGGAATGACCGTTAAGCCATCTTATGAAGAAACATACATAGGTGATAAGTGTGTTGATTGTTATAACGAGGGTGACGTTCAGACAGTAACTTGTGATGTCTGCGATAAGAAATTTACAATAGAACCATATCAAAGTGGATGGAGTTACAGAACTGAAACAATAGACGGTGAAATGACCGAGCAAGAACATGAACAGTATGAGTGAGGTAGTATGGTCTTGACGATGCGGTAAAAGCAATCGAGAAAATCGGGGAGGTTGAAGAATGACAAGGGAAGAAGCAAAAGATTTGGATATTTCAAAGGAAATAGGCGAACAAATGGAATTTCCAGAAACTTTTGAAAGGTTTGCAAAAGAGTACGGTTTTAAGGATGATAAGGAAGTTTATACGAATGGTTCAGACTTAATTCCTATATTCAGAGTAGAGCAATGGCTTAAGCACGATAATAAGTTACGCAGAATAGAAACAGATACGGCTTATGAATGTGGCAAACATGCAAACAAGTGGATTCCTGTTAGCGAGAGGCTGCCGGATAATACTGATCCCGTCTCTATAACGTGGGTAAATCATGATCCCGAATCATACTATATGGATATTAAGGATAAGCCATTTACGGCAACAGGGCATTATTGCAATGGCAGATGGTGGTGGTACTCCGTCACCTGTCAAGATTATCTCGATGAATATGGACGATGTGATGTTGATGCTATGGATGATGCAATAGAGGTTGTAGCCTGGATGCCATTACCTGAACCATACAAGGCAGATAAGGAGGTAGAAGAATGAACGCAAGGCAGAAAGCAAAAAAGTATAAGCGTATGTATGAAGGACTGTTAAAGCAACATGTAGAGTTCAAAGTTGAACAGTATAAGATAGACACGGTGAGATTTGAAAGACGTTATCCCACAGCACTTGTTATGCAGGATAATACTGACTATTTTCGACATTGTGTGGTTAAGGATATTGCGCATAGTTTAGCAGAACATTTAGACAAGTACATTGATTACAGGACGGAGTTTTGCCCGCATGCAAATGAGTATCGTATGCGTGGGGAAATTAAGATTGTATCACAGAAAAGTGAGGAATGAATATGTATAAACCAATAGATAGAATGTCTGATTATGAGGCACAACAATTTATAGAGAAAGCAACAATAAGATTAAAAGAAGTCGCTTATGCTAAAGGCTATAAGGATGGATTTAATGATGCAAAAAATGTGGAGTATTTTAAGCAACCTGTAATAGAGGATAGAAAGAACAATGAACCTATGCAAGTACAGGAAAGTGAGGGCAAAGAATGAAACTGATAATTGATATACCCGAACAGATGTATCTAAATGCAAAAGCAGATACGTTATGCGGTGGAGAGATTCTCGTGAAAGCAATCAAGAATGGCATACCACACGAAAACGTCACAGAGTTTGCCGACCGTTGCAGAGAGTGTGGTAAGATGAAACGGTGTAAGGATTGCAAATACTTTGAATATGATAGTGTGGCAAAGGTTGACGGAATACCACTTATAGTAGCACACGAAATCTGTAAACGATGGAGTGACGGATGCAAGACAAGTGAGAATGGATATTGTTTCTTGTTTGAGCCAAAGGAAGGGAGCAAGGAATGAACCGGGAGATACTTTACAAGGTGATTGATGCTTATGGTAAAGACCACCAGATAGATATTGCCATAGAGGAAATGTCGGAGCTTACAAAGGCACTCTTGAAAGACCGCAGATACCACACAGAGCAGACCAAAAAGGATGTTACCGAAGAAATGGCCGATGTGTTTATCTGCCTGGAGCAGCTTACGATCATGTATCAGAATATGTGTTCCGTAGAACAGATACAAAAGGAAAAGTTATCAAGATTAGAAAGGAGGCTGAACGATGAACAGAAAACAGATGGTTGATGCTATCTATGACAGGTTGCGTGTCCGGTCAGAGCTTATCAGCAGAGAATTATGGCAGCAGTTAGCAGAAATGACAGATGCAGAGATAGAGCAGAAATACAAGGAGATGTGCGACAATGAGACCTGAATAAAGAAAAAGAACAAAAACCACTAAAAATCACTAAAAATCATTGACAATTACTAAAAATAATGCTATTCTGTACTTGCCTGTAAAGGCAAGGAACACAGAATAGC